CTTTGTAACCGAAACTACTACCTTGGGTCGTCGACCTGTAAGGCAGCGGGACTAGGAAACAAAGGAAGGAACCTTAGGTATGCCGTAGGCCAACCGATGGGAGCCTTTTCAAGTTGGGCGATGCTAGCTCTGACACACCATGCTATGGTGCAGTTCGCGGCTTATCGCGCGGGGGAAGCGAAGTGGTTCGACCGATATGCGGTCTTAGGTGATGACATAGTTATTGCCGACGACCGAGTCGCCTTAGAGTACAGAAAGTTCTGTGAACTCGTCGGATTGAGTATAGGGATTGCGAAATCCCTAGAGGCGAGAGGTAAAACTCTCGAATTCGCTAAGAAGTTCTTCTTTCGGGGAGAACTTGTTTCCGGATTACCAGTAAAGTTCTGGGCTGCGGCTCAGCATTCTGCTGGTGTCGCTCATGCCTTAACAGCATGGTACCCAACCGGCTCATTAGCGAACTTTGTTCGTGCTCTAGGGGTCGGTTTTAAGGGAGCTAGTAAGGTTGATGCACCATGGGACGCTGTCCCGCGGCGACTGAAAGTCTTACTAGTCCTCTTAACTCAGCCAGCAACCGAAGGCCGCTTTGCGATGCCGACATGGCTTGATTGGCTCATGTCGCGTTCAGCGATCTCGAAAGTAGACTTAAATGATCAGCTAACGAGATTAATCAGCTTCAATAGTTGGGCCACCGGCCTGATTACTGAGGTACTGACTCCTGCAAGGGACCGCGTCGATTCGATGCAGTCGGACATCTTCTTCGCTGAGGAAGGGTCCTGGGATCCTTGTGGGAGACTGATCGATGCAGCTTGCAATCAAGCGGCTGCTTCGGCGCAAAAGTCTATCGACCTTGCTGAGGAATCGATGAAGCACTTGCAGCGATTGAATCTCCGATTCAATCCAGTCCAGACGAGTGCGATTTTTGCACAAGTCGTAAGATCGGCTGAGAAAGTAGACTTGATCAGTCCTTCTGCTGCTCGAGCTTTGAAACGTCCAAAAGAGGTTGAAGTCGCCAAAGTGTTGGAATTCTTCCGACTCTGGAATCGGCTTCGAGCTCGGATGGGCGTTTCTTAGAAGACCTGAGTACCTCTCGTTGAGAGGGAGGGGGGCACTGGTTCCATCGAATGATCTGAACCGTCGTCAAAGGGAGCCTAGTCAGCTCCCTGCGACGTAGAGGCTGCCTACCGCAAGCACCTGTCCTCGGTCCTCGGACCGGGTGGCAAGGACTGCAAATAGTTGAGTGCACCTCTAAGCACCA